GGGTAAGTAAAAGGGTTTTTCCCGAAACAAAATATAATCAAAAACTCAATGAAAATCGTACAAAAAATAAATGCAATTTTTTCAAAAAAGTCATATACTTGTTCGGGAAAATTCCTCATTTGTTATTCAAGTTATAAAGCGCCTGTGCCAGCATTCCTCTTGTGCAAACGTCATCACCATGGAACAGTTCATCACCATACCCGACCATAACACCATTGTCAATGCACCACTTAGCCGCTTTCTGATACCATTTACCTTTTATATCGGGATAGGCATCATAATCTTTAACGCACATGTTTTCGTCAAAAGTTTTGCCGTTGATTTTAACTGTGCCACGTTGCCATATTTGATATGCGTAATGTTCTTTCGGGTTGATTTTAGTCCAGTATGCAAGCCACAAATCATATTCTTTTTCCAACCCCCTATAATATCTTTCAATCATATCAGGGTTTGTATAAATTGCAACATGATAATGACTATTATTTTTCACGTAATCAAGGAACGCTTTTGTGATATCTTGTGCCAATTTGTCCGTGATTGTTATTCCCTTAGTTGTTGCATATCTAATAGAATCATATTCAAAGTCAAATGCGATAGGCATTTCCAGTGTTCTTCCGTTTATAACCCTCAAACATAGCTTTGCTTCTTCAACAGCTTCACTTATGTTTGTGGCATAACTGAACCAATACATACCCCGTTTAATACCCACACGCTCACAACCTCTGTAATTTCGTTCAAACTGTGGGTCTATTTGAGATTCTTCTTTACCATACCCACCTCGTATCATGCAGAATACAAAACCAGCGTTTTTTACATCATCCCACATCACAGTTTGATTGTATTTGCTAACATCAATTCCTTTCATACGTCTTCACCTTTTTCAAAACTTCCCTCTGCACTCGTTAAAAAGGTATAGAACGTCGACGGTGATGTTCTGCCTATCACACACATACCAATAACATTGTCACTTTTTCTATAACAAGGCACAAATGTATAGTTGCCCATTGACACTTCGTATACCGTCAATTTGCCATCATAATTGTAAGCCATTGTATCACGTCCGAACAAGTACCATCCAACGTTTTGGAAACTTGGTGATGCGACGGTTGTTTTAGAACCGAGATACAAATTGTCACCATCCCATCTTGCTACAAATGCAGTTGACGGGTCAATTGTGTTCCACACAACATAGTTATCTTGCACACCATCAATATCCGCATTGTTAAAACCGAATGTTACGCGAAATATATCACTAGGTGCTGTTGTATAAAGTTCAAATTCAGATGTTGCACTTGATGAAGTCCCTGCGCGCGCTAATTTATATGTTGAGGGTTGTTCATTTGGGAAGCTAACCTTAAATGACGCATACCCATAAGCCATTGTGTCAGCGGGCAAAGACAATTTAGCGGCAAGCGGTTTAATCCATTGTACTTCTTGATATTCTTCGGGCAACCTGCTTGTTTTCGCTTTCCACAGTACAGTGTCACCCTGTTTTATTTCTGTGACTACTCCCTCAGGAATAGTCACAGATTTTACGTCACTAAAATTCATATTGAAATAACCTCACGATTTGATAACAACCTGTTTAGAAACGCTTGAACCGTCTGAAAGCGTGAACGTCCATGTTTCAAATGCGTCATCGTTTATATCCGAAGCATTTATTTTTCCAAAATCAAAATACCCCGGCACACTTGTCGTTTTTACAATCTTATTTTGGTAATTTCTGGTTTTTGACAATAATTTTCCTACGGCCACACCCCAATTTGATATTAGATCGCCGTGAACACAGCCAGGTTTAAGTTTCATATCTGTCACAGCGCCATCAGCCAACTTCGCAGTAGTAACGCTACCATCAGCAATTTCGCCTGAACCAGTTCCATCAGCCTTAATGAGATTGCCGCTTGCGTCAACAGCGACATATTTGTCAACAGTACCAGTGTCATCAATAATCAGCTTTTCGCCCGCTATTGTAGCATTGCTTATTTTTTCGCCTGTGATACTTTCAGTGCCAATCTTTTGGTTCGTGACAGCGAAATCGGAAATCTTATTTGTATGAACAGCACCATCTGCTATTTTTGCTTCGGCGACGGCACCATCTGCTATTTTTGCTTCGTCGACGGCACCATCTGCTATTTTTACTGTTGTCACAGCGCCATCAGCCAACTTCGCAGTAGTAACGCTACCATCAGCAATTTCGCCTGAACCAGTCCCATCAGCCTTAATAAGATTGCCGGTTGCGTCAACAGCGACATATTTATCAACAGTACCGCTTGTGCCGATTGTCATCTTAGCGCCTGTCACAGCACCATCAGCTAACTTCGCAGTAGTAACGCTACCATCAGCAATTTCGCCTGAACCAGTCCCATCAGCCTTAATAAGATTGCCGGTTGCGTCAACAGCGACATATTTATCAACAGTACCGCTTGTGCCGATTGTCATCTTAGCGCCTGTCACAGCACCATCAGCTAACTTCGCAGTAGTAACGCTACCATCAGCAATTTCGCCTGAACCAGTACCACTCGCTTTAATGAGATTGCCGGTTGCGTCAACAGCGACATATTTATCAACAGTACCGCTTGTGCCGATTGTCATCTTAGCGCCTGTCACAGCACCATCAGCTAACTTCGCAGTAGTAACGCTACCATCAGCAATTTCGCCTGAACCAGTACCACTCGCCTTAATGAGATTGCCGCTTGCGTCAACAGCGACATATTTATCAACAGTACCGCTTGCGCCTATTGTTATCTTCGCGCCTGTTACAGCGCCATTAGCTATTTTAGCTTCCGTTACAGCGCCATTAGCTATTTTGTCATTTGTCACCCCACCATCAATCAACTTAGCAGTCGTTACAGCACCTGTGTTTATTTTAGTGCCTGTAATAGAATATTCCCCCAGCTTTTCATTTGTAACAGCGCCATTAGCTATTTTAGCTTCCGTTACAGCGCTGTCAGCGATTGCATCACCTGTCACCGCCGCAGACGCTATTTTATCTTTTGTAACCGCGGAATCATCCAACTTAGCACTCGTCACAGCCTTGTCAGCAATATTTACACCTGTAACGCTATTTATTCCCAACTTGTCATTCGTTACACTTGCCGCACCCAGCTTTTCATTTGTAACAGCACTGTTCGCTAACTTAACCGTCGTTATACTCCCGTCAGGAATATCATACGCCAAGTCATTTACAAACGCAACAATTTCATTCAGCTTTTCTGCAAATTTACACAAACATTCATAGTAACTTAGTGAATCATCGTAAACTGTCGGCAAAACCGTCTGACACCAAAATCGGATTTTTTCAATTTGTTCGTTAGCCATAGTTATCTCCTTAATATATTAACGTAGCGCTAATAACTTTTACCGTCGTAAAGCTCACAAGTTTAAGGCTGTCAAGTAACAATGCCTGTTCGTTAAAAGCCGCTTCAATTGCTTCTGCCGTCCAATCAAACCCACTTATAGTTATAGACATTTTATTCGGACGAACGGCAGGGTTCGGGTTATCGGCATATTCCACAACAAATGTTGCGCTGTGAGTATCATCCACAATATCACTATCAGGTGACACCACAACATTATTCTGTTCAAAATTCTCCTGTGTAACACTATATACCCCCGCCCTCTTAGGTATCATGTTACATGTCTGTCTAACGCGAATATATTGCGCCGCGCTTGAACCCGTGTTAAGGTTTCTAAAAATCACCGTCCACTTAACATCATACGGCGCTTTATTATCCGCAGTAAATTTTCCAGTCAGATTATAAATATAATTCATAAATTACTCCCACAAACCAAAGAACAAATCGCTTAGTTCTTCGATTATCATCATGTCAATGTTTATCATTGTTTTACGGAAATCCAACAGTAATTTTGCATAGCTACCACTACCCATTTTACCGCTAACTTCTCTAACATACGATTCAACGCTGTTGATAGTTTTATTCCTATTCACAACACTTGTTTGTGCGTTTACTTTTGAATCGTTCGCATTCGCCTTATCGTTGACATTTTCAGCTGCGCTGTTGTTTCTTGAACCAGTGCGTTCACCATTAGAAGAATTGTTCTCTGTGTCTTTCTGATTTTGATTTGAAGTAGAAGTTTGATTGTTTGTGCTATTGACATCTTCACTGTCATTACCATTATCCGTGACTTCTCTAAAGTTCGTCAAATAATTCCTCAACGTTACGTCACTCAATCCGCCCTGTGGTGTGTCGGAATATGCGTCCTGATTAGTGTTCTTATTTGTACGCTTTACCTCAGATGTATTAATGTCAGATATAGTGTCATTAGATTTGGTGTCACCTACACGTTCTCCCTGATAAGTGTTATTGTTTGTTTCATTGTATATGTCGCTATTATTAGATTTGCGGTTGCTTTCGTATTCGTTTGTATACGCGCGTGTTTCAGTGCCGTTCTGTTTCGTTGTTCCTTCTTCGTTGTCAGTGCCGAGTTTATTAAGGCTCTGTTTTGTTACTACCTTATAATCGCTAAGAGGGTCGAATTTTAGCAATTCACTTTCGTATAGCTGATTATAATAAGGCATTATGCCGTTAAGTTTATTATCAAGCCAAAGTCGCCAAAGCCCGACACTTTCTGCACAGATTTCTCTTGTGTAATAAAACTTCAATATCTTTTTATTCAGTTGATATCGATAGTTTTCATCAAACAGAGGATAATCGGGCATGACTTTGTTGATAGTTTCTTCGGTTAATACTTCGTCAATTTTATCATACCCGACGCTATGTTTTAGTCCTGCCGCACTCTCGCAAATAAATCGGACTTCTGTTGTAAATTTACTCATTAATAGCCGTCACCTCTTTATCGGGGTCTATATCTTCGTTAGAAAGTTGTACGAAATCTTTTTTGAATTCACACCACACATCCAGCCCGAACATACGGTTTATTTCATTACAAGCCTGTTGTCTTGTAGACAACGCGCTGAAACGGCTTGCAACAATTCCGCCCGTATTGCGTTGTACTTCGTCAGTAATAAGACGTTCCTTTTTCTGAATGTTCAGGTTTGATATTCCCAAAAACGTAAGTGCTTCATTCCACACCTGCGTTTTTAATGTATACAGTCTATCTGCCACATATGGTGCGCCAGTATTTAATGTTGTTATACTGTCTCGCGGATTGAATTGTTTGTCGGCAAATATGAAAGGCTGATTGCCGTCATATTTCATGTACATATTTTTCATCGTGAGATACTGAGCGTTATCGCACAGAATCATAATAGGGGTTTTCTGCGCGTTAGCATTTACATCTATGGCGCGTTCGAGGTTATATAGCCTTGTTGCATACATTGTAATGTCAGGAATTAAACCTGTTCGTAACGTGTTGTTATAAATTATTACAGAATCGTTAATACTTAGCTCTTTATTATAACCGTTATTTGCATATGCCCGACGCTTTGTTGGTATGCGATAAACATTGAGTTCGCCACCTATGGTACACATTAATGCGAGATAACCAAGGACATCATCATAAAAGAATACGCATTGTCCCTGTGCGAATAGTGTTAATTCAAGAAATCTCGCGTCTACACTGTCAGGTAAACCTGTCCACTCAAAACGGGATATTGCAAGTTCGGTAAGGCGATTATAATATTGTCTAAAAGTATAATTGTTTAACGATGCACTTTCCCAAAATTCTTTATTTTTCTTTGCCATTATGTCACCTGCGGACTATTGTCCAAGTTATATTTGCCTACATTATTTGGATTCATCCAAAATGTGATGCCGCTATTATATATGCTTTGTAGCTGTTCATCAACATCAGCAGGAGCGTTAAGGTTGTCAATAATACATGTAGTTGTTTTGATATAATTCCATTGTGGTCTCAGTTCTGATTTAGCAACAGCCTTGATATTTGGTATTTTAAGACGACATATTTTATATCCAAACATACTAAAATATTCATCAACCATTTTAATATATTCGGGTTTACTACCCATAGAATACATACTAAAACCTATTCTGCCTTCTACGACAGGCAAACCCGATGATGAAATATTTCCTCTCCCCTTATTTGGCGCGCGGCGGCGTGTAGCATATTCCACTATGTTATCGACAACGGGTAAAATAGATGTCGGTGTCGCTGAAATTTCGACACCGCCTGTCGAACCGCCTGACATGCCCCCTGTCCCGATACTTGCCGCAGGCGAACGGGGAAGAACAGCCTGACCTACACCAAGCGCAGGGGTTGCGCTTGCAACACTCATACCCGCACCAACCGCGCCACCTGCCGCGCCACCTACTGCCACAGCACCTGCAACGTTTGCTAATGTTGTGATAGCGTCCGTGACTGTATTGTACATAAACTGATACTTGTTTACAGCCCACCAACGGTCAAATGTATTCTCTGACCATGACGGCATAGGAAAGTCATTGAGCAAAACACCTTCGTCGTAGTTAACTTCTTTACCCATGTAATTCATAGGACGTGCGCCAATTTCGCAAGTCGGTGAGACTGCCGATGAAATTTGTATTCTAATCTGTTGTCTTCCGTCTGCGGTTTTACTCGCACTTTGTTCCCACAGCAATGTGTGCTCGTCACCCTTATTATTTGTAATCACCATGTAACTATAAGGATATGTATAACACTTTTTGTTTTTAGGTGTATATATGTCTGTTCGCGGATATTCGGTTGTACCCGAACCAATACTGAATGATAACGGCTGATTTATGCTTTTTATGTTAGGTGATGCACTTGTTTGTTCATTTAACCACGCCTGAAAAGGTACTTGTTGTACACTGATAATTGTCGCGCCGATTTCATCTAAGGTTTTGAAAAGGGCATTTATCCATTTTAAGGTTGTTACACCGTCAGCACCTAAGAACATAGGGTATGCATACGAAATTGCGCCTGTGTAAATGCCGTTATAGATAGTTCCGCGCAAGTTCTCATTCGTGCCGACATTAAAGGTGTAGTCAGTGCCTATTGATTCAATATATTTTCCTTGTGTGGGTATATAGTACACAACAAGTGAAAATAGCGGTTGACTTGTTGTACGAGGATACATAAATTCGTTGTATTCTTGTATGTAGGAGTCGCCGCCATCAACAGGTTCAGGCACAGTGTTTTCACCAACAACGTCTGTTAAAGTATGTTCGCGCTCAACAAAACAAGTGCCCAGTGTGTAATCGAAATACCACGTCTGTATAATGTCGATTGTGTATGTTATTTCTGTTGTAACATTATTAATATATTCAACATTATTAATAAAAGCATAGAACCATTTATTCCCGTATGCCGTATTTTGAAACATTAAATAATTAACGTTATAAATATCATCCGCAAGACATTCAAGACGTATGCTGTTTTTACTGTGGCGTTGATAGGAAACATTCGTAAACGCTTTTACACGCTTCCCATAAAAATATGAATATTGTTCATTCTTATTTTCGAAATACAACGTATGAATGTACGATTTATCACACGGAACACCACTTAATAAATATACTGTACTGTTAGGAGCTATATACATAATACACCTTTAGGGTGGGTAGACATCTACCCACCCTACCCGAAATTAGTCCTTAGCGAATGTAATTGTTGCACCAACCGCTTCTGTGTCTGCAATAGCGGTAGCGGAAGTGTAAGTGTTATCGCCAAGTTTGATTGTCATTTTGGTTGCGGTTGCGTTAGCAGGAATAAGGATTGCACCATATTTCTGTACGCCGATACCGGCTTTAACAGCGTCTTCGGTCTGAACAAATGTATATTCCGACCATGCGAGGGACGCGCCGTTAGCCTGCGGAATAAGGGTAAGAACAGTAGCGTTTTCGTCAATGGATTTGTCTACCACTTCTACGGTCAGACTTGCAGGAGCGGTAAGTGTTGCACCATCATCCACAAAGACAATTGCATTAGCAAACGGAGAGGAAGAAACAATTTTCCATGTAGTATAGAAGTAGTTCCAATAAAGTCCGCTTGCAACATAAGTCTCTGTTATGGTGGTCAGGTTGTCATACACCTGAAACCACTCGTCATCAACAATAATTGCCTTGACATCTTTCATAAGCGCGAGTTCAGCCGCAGTAATTTCATCTATGCCGTCACTTTCTTTGCGGATTTCATCAAAACGCTCATTGTCAAATGTAGTCCAATCATCAACAAGAGTAAGTCTGCCCATGAAGTCAGCCTTATCCATGTTAAATGCGCTTGCAAGAACGTTAACATCATACTGTGCGTTAAAATCAGCATCCATGAAAATATACTGGTTTGCTTTAGGTGTGGTTGTGTCAACACCTGACGCATTATATTTGTTAGACATAAAGGGCAGTTTATTAGACATTCCACGGAATGCAACAGCCGCATTCTTGAGGTCAGTAGCGTCAAAAGCCTGCGGATACATTTTGCCATGCGCAACAGCCTTGATTATGAGATACTTAAACAGAAGATATTCATCATATTCAGCCGCCGTATAAACGCTTTCGATAATTCGTGCTATCAAGTCTTCTACACCACTAAAACTTGTGAATGCCTGTCTGAGGTCTTCATTCTGAATTGTTATGGGGTACTGTACGCGCCAATTGATACAATGGAATGCCGTTCTGACATCGGGAATAGAACGTTTGAATTCGCGTGCTTCTGCCTTTTCTGCGCTAAAGAGCCTTGCGCGGGATATCTGCACATAGACTTCTTCGACAGTTTCACCCATTTCAAGATAACCCTTTTTCAGGCGAGTAAACGGGTTGTTAAATACTGCGCCCTTAATCCGTACAAAGGCGATACGATTTACAAGAGCATTAAGAAACTGATTTGCCATTGCAGGGTGTCCGTACAGGACATCACCCACTTTAGGTATATCTATTTCTTTTGTGACTTCGGGTACAAGTGACTGATATTCATATGTTGCGTTTGCACGTATTACATTAAGAATATCAATAGTGCTTGCATTAAGAGTAGATTCTGCTATTCTTCTTGCCATTAATTTTTTACACCTTCCTTAAATAATGATTCATATGTCAGAGGTTTTTCAGCCTTGTCATAATCAATTTTGCAATCTTCACAGTCTTCATCGGGTTTGTTGAAGAATGTGTCTCTATAACGCTGTCTCCAATTTGCGTCATTTTCTTCGTACTTCGACTTCCAATCGGTTGTATCTTGACTTGCTTTTTCAAGCTCGTCATATGTGTCATTCATGTCTTTCAAGAAATTCAAGTCTTCGTCAGTTGTGCTGTCTCCGATTCTTGTCTTTAATACATTCATAAATTCGTCTTTTGTCAGTTTACCCATTTCGAATATCCTCTAATATTTTCTGCGCTTCATCTTCGCTAAGTTTGCCATCTTTCAGTGCGTCGAAAAAAACACCTGCGATTCTTGCCAAACGTGTAATGTCGTTGTTGTACCATGTGTTAATTATTGCCGTGAGAATTGTAACAATAATCGAAAAAATTTGATACCAATCATTATTTGCAAAGGTTGACGAACCTATAACAGCTACGCTTTGATTCAATAGCGCGACTATTAAAATGATTATTCGAACAATAGTGCTTTTCTTAATCTTTTCCATTGTGATGCTCCAATGCATTAATTCTTGTTTCGTGTTCGTGTATTGTTTTTACAATATTTTCGTTGAAACTTTTTTGTTCGTTAATCGTCACTTGCAACAGATTAACAGTATCATCAAGTTTTGTTAACGTATGTATTACTTTACACATCACACCGATAAGTCCTATACCAGTAGATATTATCGCACAAATTTCTGTTACACTCATATTCCACCTCTTTATTATATTATATCACAGCGCCGACATTATGTCAAGAAATATTTTAATAAAATTTGTAAACAATTTATGAACATACTTGACTTTTTAATATATCTATGCTATAATAACAATTGAGGTGATATTATGTCTGAATATTATGACGGCACAAAACTTTTATCGTTGTCAGATATTAACGGGGATAAGCCCGAAATTTATATGTGTACAGCTAATAATACAGCAGGAAAAACAACATATTTTTCTCGGCTCTTGGTTAACAAGTTTCTCCAGCGCGGAGAAAAATTTATGCTAATAAACAGATTTACATATGAATTAGACAGTTGCGCGGAAAAATTTTATAAAGACATTCACACCTTGTTTTTCTCTGAACATGTGATGGATAGCAAATCAAAAGCAAAGGGCATTTATCACGAATTGTATTTGGATGGAATGCCTTGTGGTTATTCGGTTGCTATGAATTCAATCGACCAGTTGAAAAAATATTCTCACCTCTTTTCTGACACTAAGCGTATGTTCATGGATGAATTTCAATCTGAAACATCACATTATTGTCAGAATGAAGTAAATAAATTTCGTGCGTTGCATAAAATTGTTGCAAGAGGGCAGGGCGAAATGGTTAGATACGTCCCTGTGTATATGTGCGCGAACCCTATTACAATTCTCAATCCCTATTATGCCGCTATGAATATCGCGGAAAGATTGAATACAAATACAAAATTTTTGCGCGGTGAGGGTTTTGTGCTTGAACAGGGATATGTGGAAGCCGCAGGACGCGCACAAGCGACAAGCGGTTTCAATAAAGCGTTTGGGAATGATGCTTATTCTAAGTTCACGAATGAAGCGGTTTATTTGTTTGATAACTACGCATTCATTGACAAACCGAGTGGGTATTCGTCTTATATTGCGACGATTAAATATAACGGGGCTGAATTTGGAATTCGTGAATACCTTGACGCAGGTATTATTTATTGTGATAATAAAGCAGACGGCACATACCCACTAAAAATAACTGTAACTAAGGACGACCATGACATTAATTATGTGATGCTCAGAAAAAATGATATGTTTCTGTCGCAAATGAGGTACTTTTTCCAAAAGGGTTGCTTTAGGTTCAAGAACCTCGCCTGCAAAGAAGCTATCTTAAAAGCTCTATCTTATTAAGGTATCTACGCATATATCAATAACTGAGTGATACAGGTCACACAGGTGGAATAAACTGCTGTATCTTCTGACGGTTAGTGAGCCGCTTTTGTTGTCTATGCGTTAAAGATATATTAAAGTGCTGAACCTAAGTTCAGCACTTATTTTTATGTTTCGTTATTTATTAGGTTGTATAGCTTTGTCAATGCGTCTTTTCTTAATTTGTATAACTGATAAACAGACATGTTTAATGCCTTGGCACAGTCTTCATAATTCCCAACCTTCTGAACGTATAGGTAATCAAGTATATAACGTTCTTCTTGTGAGAGAAATTGATACATACCACACAACTTATCGTAAAAATCCTGTTCATCGGGGTTTAATATGTCAATAACTCCCGATACATAAACATTGTGTGCTTGTTTGCGCAGAAATTTAATAACATCATATTGTTTCATAGATTACCTCATTTCATATGTTGTATCTTTAAGTATAATGCCACCTAAAATGCGTTTGGGCAATAATTTTCCGGGTACTTTCAATCCCTTTTGAAAATCAATTATTGTGCGTTTTTGCTTTACGAATTCTTTTTCTTCTTCTGTTAATTCATCTGTAATTTGTTGCGTCATTGATTGTATAAATAATTTTTTAGAACGTTCGGGCATTCCTGCACATTTAACGTTATAATAGGGTTCGCAGGGTTTAAGATTTTCTTGTGTGACATGTTCAATGTATGTCTTTTGTCGTGTAAATGTTGCAAAATCCCAGCATGATTCAAGTTTCCAACAACAAAATTTTGCGTCATCTGTTTTTATTCCTTTTATTTCGTCAGGGGATAAGTCGCAGTGTATACTGTCGGTGTCCGCATAAATAAAACCGCGAGATTTTTTGCCGTGATAATTAGCCTGTGCGGCACGTATCGTGAAATTGCGCGCGTATGATGTAATTGCCGCACCAACAGCTATATATCCTGCTTGCTTTGAAGCGTCGGGTATAACATAAAAGCCAATTACACCACCGGGCTTTACGTATGCTAACTTGAATGATGAGTTTTTGGATGAAGCCATTTTGCCGTATAGGTTGTTTAAGAACAGTTTTGCTAATTCTCGCCTTGCGCCTTTGCTTGTCATTTTGATTTGTTTGTATTTTTCCATGTATTCATCAAAGATTCCTGTTTTTGCCTTGAAGTAACATCCGTCAAGTATTTCGCAGTCAACTAAATTATAATGCTCTTGTAGTAGTTCCCAATCTGTCATTGTTAGTGTTAATGTAACGCGCGTGTCTACCTTTTCGCCATCATAATCATATATTTCTTTGTGATAAGTTTGCGTTGCAGTGTCAAACACGTCTGAGCTTTCGAGACATTCATTACCGCTATACATAAAGCTGTTTTTGATTTGTATAAAGGGTAATTTTCCGTCTTTGATATAAAATCGTGTGCGAATACGTATGAAATAATATGCTATTACTTTTGTTGCGTCTTCGGGTATAAAATTGCCACTCCAAAATACGGGTTCACCCACAGGGTAACGGTTGCCCGATTCACTTGACATCATGGACGGGTATAGGGAATTTACATCTGCTGTTGTTCCGTTGACTTTGACTTGATTTTCTTTGCCTTTTACAAGATAACACCATCCGCCTTTATATGCCTTGCGGATATATTCGTCTGCGTTGTCAGCGCCATAAATGGTCGGGTCTATGTTGATATCCGTTAGTTGCGGGAAATTTGATTCATAAACTTTGCCACCCACAATGCGCTTATATTCGGCAAGACAACACGAACCAATTGTTAATTTATTGTGACCTTCGGTGAACATTATTTCAAGAGCCTCCTTTATTACTAATACATCATTTGCTATATATTTTTGTTCTTCGTCCGTTATCAGACAGCCTGCATATCTTAAACCCTTATATTCCATGTCTAACTTTTGGTGTTTGGTTTTGAATGATTCTCCAATGCGTCTAACACTAAAGGGTAAAAGTTTAAGGGAATCGTAAATGCGTATAATGTTGTCGTTGATTTTGACTGTGATGCTGTACCATTGCCCCATGTCGGAGATTAGATATTTGAATGATTTGTTCGGCATTTCCCAATCGGGCAACCATTCAACATCTAATTCTGATTCAGAACGTTGTTTGTATGCTTGTTTGAAATTGAGGTCACAGAGCAGGTAAGACAACCAAAACGAACCGTCAAATTTGAGGTTATGATAATAGGCGATAATGTTATCGTTGAGCGATATTAAATAATCAAACTGTTCGCCGATTGAGTGAAAAATATTCACGTCTTCGGTAAATAGTTCTACACTTGCCGCCGCCCAAACTTCGGTTGAATCCTGTCCTTCGTAAACCGTTGTTTCAAAATCGCAAGCAAAGTATTTGAATGACCGTGTGCGCACATTAATCTACGTCTCCCCAATCTTCAAATTCGTTTTCGATTATATCATTTATTGTTTGCGCTTCTTCGGCTGTTAATGTGGTTTTGCCGTTGATTAGGGTAACGAATTGTGTTAGAGTAGAACGAACGTCTGATTCACTACTACTAAACATAACAATATAAACCATTGATTCCATCTGTTCAGCATGTTCATCAATGCGGCGTAATACTGCCATAAAACCTTCGTCTTCAATAACATCTTCAAGTGATTTCATTAGTGCGTTCGCATATTGAATATGCCATTCGTATTGCGCTTTTAATAATTCGCCCTTCCATGTGTATTCGGTCGGCATAGATGCATACATTTCAAGTATTCGCGTGTAAACCTTGAAGCCACGTTCAAACTTAATGTCTTTTGTTTTGCTCGAAAAAATTGTTTCTATGTCTCTGAGCGCTTCTTTTACATCACTGCTTGATGTTGGATATTGTCCTCGCTTTAGTGCATAATCAATGCGTTCTCGCATTTGATATACACGTTGCTGTGTTGCAGGTGTGTCAGGTGCTTTAGAAATAATCTGCGCGACTGCACGATAAAACGGAGATGATAATCCGCCTTGTCTTAGTCGTTTTTGCAAGTCTGCTTTTAATTTCTCAAAAAATTTCCTTGCTTGATTGTCTTTCTTTTTTGCTTCCTTTGCCCTTCGTGAGCGTTCGGCTTTTAATGCTTCACGAGCTTCGGGTGTCAATTGCGCTTCACGTGTTTTACGGGTTGCCGCCGCCTTAAGTGCCGCTTCATGACGTATTTGCTTTAGCTGTTCGGGTGTCAATTGCGCTTCACGTGTTTTACGGTTTTGTGCAAGTATAACAGCGCGTTTAATTCGTAATGCTTCACGAGCTTCGGGTGTCAATTGCGCTTCACGTGTTTTACGGGTTGCCGCCGCCTTAAGTGCCGCTTCATGACGTATTTGCTTTAGCTGTTCGGGTGT